CACGTACATTGTCTCTTTAACTTCGGCCCAGAGTTGTTGCATATCAATTCCATGGTTAAAATTGATGCTTCTGACCGGAATTACCCAAAATCTTCGATTTCCTGACGTATCCGTCAAGAATTCACGGGCGTTAACGCTCGCATAGAACGCTGTACGCCGCTGATAACGTGAAAAGCCTCTATCATACGGTAAACGCAGCTCGTCACTCCTAGCCGTAATGAAAGCTTTCAGCTGATCAATGTCTGACTTCTTGAAAGTAGACTCAATCTCACCCAGCTCCACTATCCAATGGCTTACAGCCCGTTTCACTGAGTCCTTGTCGCTAGGATTGAGTGTAGCGCCCTCGTATAGCCATCCGCTCTCGTAATTGGCAAGACGCTTAAACCACAGCGTCTTACCTAATCCTTGTGCGCCCTGAAACACCAGTATGCCTTCGAGTTCCACTCCACGTGGCTCGCATGCTGCTGCACAACAGCTTATCAGCCACTTTTTCATGAGCATCTCTTTGAGCGCCTCGTTATCTGGGGAGCCAATGGTATCCAGAAACTCTTGTAAGCGACTGCGGCCATCCCATGGTCGTGATTCCATCCACTCCTTAACAGGATTGTATTCCTTGGCCAAAACCTTCAGGTAATCGGCTACCTTGCTGTGAGGTATGCCCATATTGATGCACCGATTTTCAATCTCGATCAGCGAGGCATCTTCTTTGAGGTCATCGATAAAGGTCATGTTGGGTATGTCTATTTCCATGATCTTCTTGATCACGTTGTAGACAACCCGGATACCTTGCACGGTTAGTACACCGTTTATGTTCTCTTTAGTGTTTAGAAATCTCCCGGTAGAGCTTTTGCTGAAGTCATAATCAACCGGGATGTCTATGTTTTTCAACGAGGGCATCAGCTCACCCTCTAGCGCCTTGGTAGCGTTCTTGTGATCGTTGTAGTCGCCTTTTGTTTCAGGCATCCACACATCAGCCATGCCATTCTGGCCACGGATCAATTGGCACGCTTTAATCGCTTCCTTTTCACCCGTGTTAGATTCTGGATCGTTGTCCGCTATAAAGATGTGCTTGCGGTCATTAAAATGCTCCCACATAACCTCTGCGACAGGCGACAAGTTGTATGCATCGAATGCAACGACGACTGGCTGTGAGAAGTCAGCGTAATAAGATGCCGCCGTTGCGTAACCTTCTGCATAGTTAACCGTGTCACTGGTTTTTAGAATTTCACCGCCTAATATGAAAAAGCTGCCGCTTTTTTTAGAACCAGTCAGAAACTTCTTGCTGCCGTCTTCACTGATGTACTGGATACCCACAATCGTCAGCTGGGCATCGTACATTGGGATCATCAGCACACCCTGATCGTTCTGGCGTAACCCATAGCTCAATACCTGCTTCTTTTCTAGGTAAGGATGACGCTCGACTGGTAGCGCACGTTCCCATGCAGACTGCGCTCGCTTCGCTGCCTTGTTATATGTTTCGGCCTTCTTAACTTCGGCCTGTCGTTGTAGCTCCTTAATTTCTTCTCTCTGTTCATCAGTCATTTTATAATTTTGCTGATGCTCTGGCTTGAAAACCGCGACTGGGTCTGAGGCAGATATTCTGTAATCGCCAATGCGTCCAAACGGTACAGCTTGGTCAGTCCACAGTTGATACCATCCAACTAGCTTTCTGGAGTTGCCTACGTTAATGTAAGCGCGTCCAATACTGCCGTCTGCGACTAATCCTTTTTTCGGATCTGGCTCCAATCCATTCTGAGATAAGAAATTAAGAAACTCGCTACGAACATCACCTGAGAAGGGACGCTCGAAGTTTTTTTGGTTTGGTTTCTTAATCTTTAATGACATCCCTACTTGCTCTATATATTCATTTGTGTACAATATCATACACATTTATAAATCTTAATCAATTACCGGAGGATCAAAAATGGGATTAACAGTATCGAGCGGAGGGGGCGATTATGAAAACTTAACACCCGGACGCTATAAAGCTGCCTGCTACAAGATTGTAGACATGGGTAGTCGGATGGAAAGTTTTCAGGGACAACCAGAGAAGAAACGCGCAACAGTGTACATCTACTGGGAAGTTACCCACATGCAAATGGGTAACGATGGCGAAGAGTTCTGGGACGACATTGCAATGACTGACGGCAGGCCGTTTAGCATTGGCAAGAAGTACACAGCCAGCCTTAACGAAAATTCAACACTACACCGGGACTTAAAGTCTTGGCGCGGCAAACCTTTTTCAGCTGAAGAGTTGGCTGGGTTTGATATCAAGAACGTGTTGGGCGTGACTTGCGAGTTAGAAGTCATACCTTACAAAACTCAAGACGGATCTGAGCGCACTAAAGTAGAGGGCGTTTACAAGCCAGACGGCGGAGCCAAGCGCGTCGAGACAAGCAACGAACAAGTTATTTTTGACATAGACGTTTACTGCGAAGAGTTTACAGGTCAGAGTTCTGAAGAGTCGAAGGCTATGTGCGATGTCTTAGAAGACTGTGCGCCTTGGATGAAAGAAGAGATCGACAACTCGCTAGAGGTCAAAGCTGCTCAAGAGAAGGGTGGTAGATCTGCACCACCACCAGCAAGTCAGGGTGGCGGCTTGTCAGACTTTAAAAAAGACGACGATGATGATGAGCCTGAACCGGAAGAAGACATACCGTTTTAGGGTTTCGCAAGAAAAGGAACCGCACCTGCTGATGTGGTGTTTCCATCTCCGGGCCGGACATCGGGGGTGCGGCAATCCTTCCTTAGTACAAGGATAACAGATTGAATGATGAAAGTAGAAGATAAGCGCTCGTCAAGAAACAAGCGCCAACAAAACCACACCAAATATCTTAGGACCATCGGCGCTGAAAGAGATGGCCTGTTCAACATAGAAGTTGGTGATCTTGTGTTTGTGCAAGATGCGCGTGATAGAAAAAAGTTTCACATTCCCGGTGGTGACACAGTAGATTTAAAATGGATCTACAACACTGCTGAGAAAAAGAATTGGGGTACGCCAAGAAGGCGTTACATACAGAAACCAACTCGATGAGTAAGAAGATAATCATTGAGTTCGATGAAGAGGATGCAGAAGAGCTTTTGGATTTAATTCGTCGGCTATTAGAGGGTGAACAAAATGAACAACCCAGATCTAGCGCAACAAGACATCGAAAGAATGCTAAAGAATCGTCAGGAAATTCCGAAGACTGATGACGTTAATTCGATGACTGATTACGTTAACCAGCCGCCGCATTACCTAGATGGCACGATTGAATGTATTGACGCTATGGTTGCTGTCTTCGGTCTTGAGGACACACAAAAGTATGCAGAGATTGCGGCGTTCAAATACCTCTGGCGCATGAATAAAAAAAACAAAACCCCAGATGAAGATAAGCACAAGGCTATCTGGTATCTGAGGTTTAGCATGGGCGATGACCCAAGGAGTAATGATGGAGTTTAAAGTAGGCGTGTACGAAAACGTACCGTATGAAGAGTACGCTGAGATCGAGGCGTTTAGATCTCACGATCTGACTTCCGTAATCAAGTGTCCTTACACTTGGAAGAACCAAGGTCCAATGAAGGAAACACCAGCTCTTATAGAAGGCCGCGTGCAACACACTGTGTTTCTAGAGCTTGATAAGTTTGATGATGAGTTTGTAATCGAGCCTAACGTGGACCGCAGAACCAAGGCAGGCAAAGAAGAGTACGAGGATTTTAAGGCCGGGATAGGTGACCGTACTCCGGTTAAACAAGACATGTACGATGTGTGCATGGATCGACGAGAAGTTGTGAAAGAGTTTGTTCCACGTGGAACCGATAAGGTCGAGTTAACTATTTGTTTCTATTGGCATAATCACCCGTTTAAGGCCCGGATGGATTGGTACGATGGCAAGAACGTATGGGATCTTAAAACCGCACGTGACGCTTCACCCAGAGGCTTTAAGAGCGCCATTAATAACTTTAACTATCACATGCAAGCTGCATTGTATTTAGATGCCGCTAAGGCCGCTGAGCTTCCAGCTGAGCAGTTTATGTTCTTGGCCCAAGAGAAGATGCACCCATACCCTTACGCCGTTTATACGTTATCTGGTGAAGCCATAGAGTATGGTAAGGCCCGTAACGAGCAAGCGTTAAAGACTTTGCTTGAGTGCAAAGACAAAGAAGACTATAAGCCGTTCAACGTGTCTGGTGTGCAGGTGGTGGGGCTAAGTGATCTCTACTGAGGAACAAGAAGCTAAGTGGGCGGAGGAAAAGAAATATCACGCCGCACGTTATGTTTGGACTCGCCGTTATTACAAAACCCCAAAACAAATGGTTACTTGGGAGCAATGGTGGGAAAAGATGTTCCAAGATAATTACCGGGAATACACCAATAAAATGATGGCCAAAAAAAAGGAGGCCTAAGCCTCCTTCTGTTTATTTTTCCAATCCCGATAACTTCGATGTGTCTTTGAAGATCGCACTTTTTTAATGTATGCATCTGTAGCAGGAACCCTAGCGCCGTTTGAAAGTAAGGCTATGTCATAAGGCTCACACTCTACGACATGTAACCACTCATCGTCATTGCCATGAAAGTTCTGGACTAGCTGTACAAAATCGCCTTCAAATATAATCATTTTTTATCTCCGGTTGCGAGGAGCGGCTTACGCCGCACCCCATTTGCTGTAGCAAGATAGAATGTCTTCTTCGCTAGTCTCAACCGCCTCGTCACCAAAAATCTTTTTTTGTCTTTGGCGAATGTCAGCTACTTTGGCTTGACGCTCGTCAGTCATAAAGTTGCCTTCATCAATCAAGATCCTGACGTAAGCCTTGAGCGCATCAAGCATGCCAGCCTCAACCACCCAATCATCACCCATGATTGAAATTCCGTCTGTAGGCACGTCATCACCTCTTGAATGCTCACAAGTGCCTAACAAAGTCTCTGCATACCATTGACCGGGAGTCTTTCTCCACTCGCCTTCAAACTTTTGTTCGATAGCGATAAGGTCACCGTTGCCATTGGGCGCATATTTATCAGCAGGCTCTCTTAAAAGAACAGCTCTGTGAGGCGTAGTGCCAGCTTCGAGGTTGTTGTTTAGTATTACTCTTTCCATTTTTTATCTCCGGTTGTAAGGGGTTGTTATAGTCCGATTTGATCCATAAGAGCATCGCCAGCTTCTAGACCTTCACGCTCGATAAATACCTCAATCAAAGCTGCGCGGGTCATAGTTTTTTCAGTTGGCAGATGTCCGCCGCCCAGCATTTTCACAGCCAGCTTAATTGTCTCTGTGCTTTGCTTTCTTGCTTGGGCGATTAACTTTTCCATTTTTGTCTCCGGTTTAATTAACTTACACCACTTATTATATGGATTTCCGTGTCCATGTACAGCTTTTTATACAAATAAGTACAATTAATTATGGAGCATTTTGCAGCAGCTCAATCGCTCTGCCTTTGTTGCATAACCAGAAAACCAGCAGATATCGATCACCCTTGCCAACCGGGAGGCCACGATGATTGTGTGTGAATGATGGAAAGATAAGCCCGTGTCCATTGGGCAATGGCTTGAGCTTACCGTGATTATGAAACTCTGTGCCGCCGCCCGTGTAGTCG